GACTTGGATTCCGGGCAGCGTCAACACAACGGTGAACGCCGGGTTTAACTGCAACCCGTCGGGCGCGGTTGACATTCAGGTTTGCAGCACCGGCCTGCGCTGGCGAAATGACTTCACGAATTACAGCTCGCTGACACTGAAAAAATTTGGCTGCCAGGTGTTGAACGTTGGCTCTTCGCCTGGCTCATACGATCCAGACGGCATCAGCATTTTGGGTGGTGGTTTCCAGGCGCCCGGCTCGGTGTTTTCGTCCTGCGCTCTGTTGTCTCTGCTGGGCAGGGGCAGCCTGCAAAATTTCTATTTGCAAAACAACTTCGCAGCCGGTTTAAGCGGTACTGGCTACAACCTGACCAACGTGCAAGACGCGCAAGTCATTAAAAACATGCGCGTGCGAAATTATGGGCGAAACGTCATTCAAGGCGCGACCATTCGCACGTTTGCAATGACAGCGGTCAAATGCGCCACGCCAATTGAGGGTCTTTACTCTGCCGGTGGTGCCATCGTGACCGTTGCCGTCACCAACCTGAACGCGAAAGAAATTTTTATCTCTTCGCTGCCCAATGCCAACAGCATCGGCACGGGTGATGCTATGAGCCCGCTTAACATCCAGTCCACGGTGGACAGCGCGTTTTGGGGTGTGCAGATCTGGGACGGCGGGCTAGCGCCTCGGGGAACCCTGGTCAGCACTGACTCGTCTTGCGAAAAAGTGGTTTTCCACAATAAAGGTTATCCGGCCTTAAACGTCGCCGGGCAGATGGCGGCAATCACCTTGAACAACGGCTTGGACAGCGTCTTTTCACACATTACGCTGAACAACGCGCGCGTGCTTAATGCCACGCAGAGCTACCAGCAGGGCAACAACACCAGCAACAAGGGAGGTTTTTTTAGCGAGCTGTTCACCAACACCATTCAGGCCACCACCTCGGGCACTGGCGGCGGATACATGAGCGGTGTCAAGCTGGGCAGGATTGCTGGCCCGCACCGGGTTTTCAACACCACGGCAGGCGCCAGTTTTGTGCCCAATCTGGTGGATGTGCAGCCCATCGTCATTTTGTCGAACGTGGAAAAAACTGTCGGTTCGCTGTACGTGGGCGGGTTCTCTGCGGAAAATAGCCTTGACATGTACGACCTGCTTGGGAGCGGGTTTTTGGACAACCTAGGCCGCATTTTGTACCCATTGACAGGTGACGGCGTGGTCATCAAATCGACGGCTGCCAGCAAAGGATTTTTGAACTTTCCCGGCACGGCGTTTGACTTTAACTACAACGCGGGCGGCGGCGTCAACCCGATCCCTGCGGGCACGACGCTGGAATTTAGGATGAGCAATTGGGGCACGCCCAACACGGGCGCATGGCTGCCATTTACCAGCAATGCCAACTTAGAGACAGCTCGCGCTGCACTTGCAGGCTTTACGTCCGATGTCGGGATTGACATTCAATACCGCATCCTGGGCACAACAGACGTGCCTGGGCGGTTTGTGATGGGCCTGAAGTTTCCGGTCACTATTGACCCGGACTTTGACCCGCCTGTCTACCGCACCGAGATTGGCGTGAGCGGCGCGCAGCCGGGCACGCTGATTGCTGGCTACCTGAATGCCACGCCATCGGCGCCAGCGCTGCAAGCCAGCTTGGTGTTGACGGGCACCTCGGGCAGCGTGGACATGCCCTATGACTTTGACGATGTGGCCGTGCCTTACCGCCTGGTGGCGCGTAAAGCCGGGTGGACGTTCAGCAGCCTGACCGGCACTTACAAAAAAACCGCTATCAGCATTCCCATCACGCAAACGCAAGTCATTGACATCAATGGCAGCCCAATCTATGTTGAAGCCGTGACGGGCGTGGCGGTTAACCACGGGGCGCAGGCCATCACAGTCAGCGCAAGCCGCTCAGCAGCGCAGATATGGAGCGCGGTGCAGGGCAACATGGCCTTGCTTGCTAACGCCACCAAAGCCGACCCCTTCACCACATCCAACGGCGCAGGGTTCTTCAGCAGCTACACCCTGCTGGTGACCGGCGGCATTACGGCGGGGAATATCACGTCCAACGTCACGCTGAGCGGCAGCTTGTCCAGCGGCGTGGTGATCAATGGCATCGTGAACCAGACTAATTCTGTCGACTTGCCTGGCGTCACCATCAACGGCGAGCTCAACCGCGGCGCACCGGCCAACATCAGCAACTTGCAAATCAACGGCGACCTGAACTTTACGCCCACGGCTCCCAGCACCTACACGCAGACCAACTGCAACATTACCGGCGTCATCCGCAACCTGAGCTTCGACCTGCATCCCATCACCTTGCGGCAGATCGGCGGCAGCATCAATGCCAGCGCGGAAGGCATCAACATCGTGTATCCGGTCACCATCACCCGCACGGGCGGCGGTGTGTTCAACGTCATCGCGCAAATCGTTACCGACGGCGAAGTCACGCAAGACTTGGGCTACCAGTCCAACGTCAGCAGCTTTGCGGTTGACGTGCCGCTGGGCAGCAGCCTGCAGCTGTGCATGTGGAGCCTGGGCTTTGTGAGCTTTGTGCGCAGCTACACCATCACAGAGTCCCGCACCATTGAGGTCGACCTGATTGCAGAGCCAGACGTGGACATTGCGCTCAACGTGGCAAGCTATCTGGCCAACATCAGTGTCACTTACAGCGGCGCAACCTTCACGGCCACATTCCTGGCCAACATGTTGATCGACGGCATCGAGCCGGTGAAAGCCATCGTGCACAGGCTGCTGGGACAAGAGTCGCCCATGCGCGCATTGTTGCCGCCCGGTACCGACACGATGATCAGCATTGAGAGCGACGAAATCCAGATGAACAAACCGGCCATATTTTTACGACTGGGCGCAGCGGCGACTGACGTGCAAGTGCTGGGCTACTTCAACACCGAGCCTGCAAAAATTGTTGACCCGGCTTATGTGATCAACCCGCGCCGCGCGGACAACTTGCGCGTCGAGATGCAGCCTAAAAAGCCCGACATCGATGCCGACCAGCTTGCCCTGGCCGTGCTGGCCAAGCTGCAAGCCAACACCATTCCGGTGAACGTGGCCAAGGTCAAGGGCTACACCATCAACGGCGAAGGCACCGAAGCCAACCCCTGGGGGCCGTAATTGGCCTCCGCATGGGGCAAAGCCTGGGGCAAGGCCTGGGGCGCTGCGTGGGGCCGCATATTTGCGCCCGTACAGCAGCCCGCAGGCGCTCTGGCAGGCAACCGCCCCACCACCGACACAAAACGCCTTGCAGACCCCGCCACGGCCCGCGCTGAGGCATTGCAAACGACAGACCGACCCGACCAGCTAGATACCACCCGCCCACAGCAAACCGACACGACAAGAACCATCAGCGCGCCCACTTTGCGCCCCACGCAAACCAACATCAGCAGCCGCCCGGCCAACACCGGCGGCCGCAGAAAGTAGACCATGTCACTGCAACGCACCATTGCGCCCACGGCCCAGCCAGTCACTCTGGCCGAAGCCAAAACGCACCTCAAGGTTGACCAAGCCGATGAAGACACGCTGATCACCATGATGATCGCTGCCGCCACCCAAGCCGCAGAGCATGCCATTGGCCGCGTGCTGATGGCGCAGACCTGGAAGCTAACGCTTGACGCATTCCCCGAGGCCTTCGAGCTGACCAAAGTGCCAGTGAACTCAGTCACCAGCGTTCAATACACCGACACCACCGGCACGCTGCAAACCCTGGCCAGCAACCTGTACACCCTGGACAACGCAGACGACACCGGCTATGCCTACCTGCTGCCAGCCTACAGCACCGAATGGCCCGACAGCCGTGAGCAAGCCAACGCCGTGGCCGTGACCTACAGCGCCGGCTACGCTAACGCCGCTGCCGTGCCTGAGTTGGTGCGGTTTTGGATATTGCTCCAAGTGGGCGCCATGTACGCCAACCGCCAGCTCGAAGGCAAAACGCAGACCTACCCGCTGGGCTTTGCTGACCGCCTGCTGGACCGTTACAAGGTGTGGGGCTGAGCATGGACATAGGCGAGCTGGACCAGCGCATCACCCTGCAAGCGCCACCCGTGGCGCAAGACGCCCTGGGCGCACCCACGGGCGCATGGACAGACGTCTGCACAGTCTGGGCGCGCGTGCGTGGACTGACTGGGCGCGAGTTTTTTGAGGCTCAGCAAATGCAGATGGAGGGCTCTTACAAGTTCGTCATTCGCTACCGTGTTGTCAACCCGATCTGGCGCATTGTGTGGAACGGGCAATTTTTTGAGCAACAGGCCCCGGCCTCGCTGATGATGGGGCGCAAAGAGTTTTTAGAGCTGCGCGGGGGGCAATTGCGTGGCAACTGACCGCGTTGCCCAAAGCCAAGCCGGCAGCGCTGGCACCGTGCGCGTGCAAGTGGTGGGCGCGGCTGACTTTATGGCCAAAATGAGCACGCTGCCCGACAAGCTGCGTGAGCAGGCGCTGAAAAAAATATTCCGCGAAAGCATGCGCATCACCCAGCGCGCCGTGCAAGCCGCAACGCCTGCGCTGAGCAAACCTGTTTTGCGCAACGGCTACCCCATTCGCCTGCCGCAAACGGTGCGCAAAGCCATCAAGGTGCGGCTAAGCCGGCAAGAGGCCAAAGACGGCAACGTCGGTGTGTTTGTCAACGTCAAGCCATTGCCCGGCAACGTGTACAAGCGCGCCGGCTCGTACATTGACAAAACCGGCACATCGCGCAAGGCCTACGCCTTGGTCAAGAAAAGCCAGCGCAGCGCAGACAACCCGCGTGACCCATTCTTCTGGCGCTGGATTGAGTTTGGCACTAAGGTGCGTAAAACAAAGAGCGGCGCCAACCGTGGCGCCATGCCGGCATTTCGCATGCTGCACAAATCTGCCGGCAGCTTGACAGACGCCGTCAAAGACGCCACCCGCCGCCTGCAAGCCTGGTTAGAAAAAGCCAACACCACCGGAAAAATTGAATGAGCGAAGAAGTCAACATCGTCACCCTGCTCAAAGCACATGCCGGCTTGGCCGCCCTGGTGGGCAGCCGCATTGCCATAGACCGCGCAGAGCCAGAGTGGGCCGCGCCCTTTGTGGTAATTGCCCGCGAAGCCACCGCCAACTTGCAGACGCTGAACGACGAAATCGACAACCCCGATGTCAGCTTTGACCTGCGCTGCTGGGCCGCATCGCGCACACAGGCCGACACCGTGGCTGACCAGGTGAGCGCCGCCTTGCGCACGGCCAAGCAAGTAATTACCGACCGGCAGGGCGGTTATAGCGACGAAATTTCCATGCACTGCACAGTATTGAAAGTGCTCTGGTCTGACTGACAGAGCGCCCCTTAGTCCCCCCTCGCAGCCACCTATTTCAGGTGGTTTTTTTTGGTCGCCTTGGCGGCTTTTGTTTTTTTAAAGGAGTCCCATCATGGGCGTCAAAGTACTCAAGGGCCGTAACGTCAAGATCGAAGTGAGCTTGACCACGGCAACGGCCAAATCTGTTACGGCCGTGTCTAAAGCATCACCTGGCGTAGCCACCAGCGCTACACACGGTCTCACCGCCGGCACCATCGGTTTCTTTGCCGCCTCGCCCGGCATGAGCGAGATTGAAGGCATGGCCATCAGCGTAGCCAACCCGGCCGCCGGCACATTTGAGCTGGAAAAGCTGGACACCACCAACTTCGGCACATTCACCACCAGCGACTTCACGCCCGTGGCCACTTGGGCCACGCTCAGCACTGCCACTACCCTGCAAATGGGCGGCGGTGACGCCAGCAAGATGGACCTCACCACCCTGCTCGACACCATGCGCCAAGAAGAAAACGGCCTGCTTGCCGCGCAAACCATGAGCATCGGCAGCTTTGTGCCGGACGGCGCCAACCCCGCCATTGAAGCGGTTGAAAAAGCCGCCTTGGGTGGCGCTTACCTGGTGTTTCGCGCCACCTTCCCAAGCGGTTTGCGTTTGATCTGGCGCGGCCAGCCCAGCCTGCCCGGCATGGACGTGAGCGTGGACGCGGCTGTCACTGGCGGCTTTAACTGCTCGGTCACTGGCCGTGCAATGCGCCTACCTGTTTAAGCCATGAGCCCAGACGTCATCCTTCAAAAGATGCGCGCACTGCGCCAAAGCAGTGTTGACCTGGGCAACGGTCGGGCCATGATCATCATGCGCCCGACCGACTTGCAAGTCAGCCGCGACATTTTGCGGCCCGTGCTGCACGAAGGCACTACCAGGTTTGACATTGTTTTTGACACCGACAAGCTGCACCAGCATGTGGTGGACTGGCGCGGCATGACTGAAGACGAGCTGCTGCAAAACGGCAGCTCTGATGCCGTGCCCTTTGCGCCGCAGCTGGCGCAAGAGCTGCTGGCCTGCAACTCCGACTGGCTGGGCAAAGTGCTGACAGCGCTGCAGACGGCCGTGGTTGAGCAAATTGAAGCGCGGGCCGAAGCCGAAAAAAACTAGACGACCTGCTCGACGCGCAGGCCGTCGAGTGGGTGGGGGAAGAGCCCCCGCAAGCCAGTGCCACCCAGCAGCTGCACATGAAAGCCTACAACTTTTTAAGCAACGGCATGGGCGGCATTGACTGGCAAGGCCTGGACTACGTGATTGAACACCTGGGCATTGAAGACCCCGTCGCGCTGATGGACGCTCTCTACACCATCAAAACGCACCGCACCCCTGAAGAGGACAAGTAAAACATGGCCATTGCAAAATTCACGCTGGAGATGGCGGCCGACTTGGGCCAGCTCAAGCGCGACATCAACTCCCTCAATGGCGTGGTCAGCAAGCTCGGTACCGACATGGCCGCCGGCATGCGCGCCCCTGTGGCGTCTGTTGCGGCACTGGGTTACGCGCATAAAGAGGCCGCCAACGAAGCCAAGCTCTCAGCCTTGGCACAGGTCAGAGCCAGCAGAGAAGCCGCCAATGAGGCGCGCATGTCAGCACAGGCGCAGGTCAAGGCCGCGCACACCGTGCAAAACCAAAACATCCAACTGGCCTACCAGCTGCAAGATTTCGGCTTGCAAATCGCCGGCGGGCAAAACCCGCTGCTGGCACTGGTGCAGCAAGGTAGCCAATTGAGCGGGGCCTTTGGTGGCGTGGGCAACGCCTTCAAGGCGGTGCTAGGTATCTTCACGCCGCTGCGCATTGCTGTAGGCGGCGCTGCAGGCGCGTTGGTGGGCCTAAGCCTGGCCTTTAATAAGGGTGACGAGCAAAGCGCAGAGTTTCGCAAGTCTTTGTTTCTCACGGGTAATGCTGCGGGGCAAACTACCGACAGCTTTGAACGCCTGATCAACTCTGTCTCTGCCAACGCCACGGTGGGCACCGGCAAAATCCGCGAAATGGGCCAAGCCCTCATCAGCACCGGCCGCTTTGGCAGCAGCGGGCTGGATGAGCTGACCGCCACGGCCCTCAAGATGGCCAGCGCCACCGGCCAGTCAGTGCAAGAAGTCACCGCACAACTGGTCAGCCTGGCAGACGCGCCGGCCGTTTACGCAGCCAAGCAAAACAAGTCGCTGCACTTTTTGACTGACGCCCAACTGCGCAACATCGAAGTGCTAGAGGCCAACGGTAAACGCGAAGAAGCCGTGCTGGCTGTGCGCCAAGCCTTGAACGAAAAGTTCAAAGACCGCACTACTGAAAACTTTGGCTTTGTTGAGCGCCAACTGCAAGAGCATGCCAAGTTTTGGGACAACTTTTGGGATAAGGTTTTTGCCATTGGCCGTGAAGACACCATCGCTGAAAAAATAAAAAAAGCCATGGCCCAAGCGCCTGACGGCTACCTCATCAGCTCTGGGCGCAAAGCCGCCACGCCAGAGGCCTTGGACGAAGTGCGACGCCTGCAAATGCTGCAAGCCGGCCAAACCCGCATGGCTGACTGGCAAGAGCGCAAAGCCGCCATGGAGCAAGCCGCCACTGAAAAGCGCGCGCTAGACGAGCGCTTGCGCCCCATGCGCGTAGCCATTGAGCTGGCCAAAGACGAGCTGGCCGCCCGCAGCACAGTGCTGTCTATTGAGCAAGCCATCAACGCGCTGGCCCTGCAAAAAGCCCGCGCCAACCAAGGGCCCGAGACGGCCATGTGGTATGCCGAGGCCGCTGCCAAAGAAGAACTGCTCAAGCTCGACGCCCAAGCCATCAGGCTTGCACAAGAGGCAAAGCGCACGCAAGCCAACATGGGCGACAAGCCAGAGCAGCGACTGGCCGCTCAGCAAAAGCTGCTGCAAATCAGCGGCCAGCAAATGGCCATTGTTGGCCAGCGCGATCAAATTGAAGCCAAGCTGGCACAAGACCGGCTTGCGGCAGAGCAAAAAACCAATGAAGCACTCAGCGCCCGCGTGGCGCTGAAAGACGCCTCTTCCGTCA